AATTTACCACTTTGACTCGTTCCATTTCTGTTAAATTAGGTGCGTAGATTTCATTTTTTGTAGATGGCAATAACTTAAGTTGTTTCATAAATTCTGAGGCAGTGGCGGCATTAATTACGGCAAAGCGCTCTTTATTTTGGACATCACAATCAATAGGTTCAATAAAAAAGCGGTATTTTGTGAAAAATGCACCATTTTCTAGATAGAAACGTATCTCATTTTCTCCAATATTAAACTGCTGATTATCCGCAGCTAAAGTGATTTCTGTAACACTAGATGAAACTAAAATTTTAGGATTTTGATTAATTTGATAGGCTGTATCAACGCTTAGCCCAGTAAGTTTGATTCGGTAATTGGCGCTGTATCTTATCGTTTCTACAGGATTATCATTCTCTAACATCGTCAGTTGTGGATTATAACCCGGTGTAATGAAGTATTCCGGAAATGGTGTTCCGCTCTGCTTGATTACATACATTAGAAAATGGCGTTTAATCAACTTATCCAATTCACTTGTATCTAAACGATAATTTTTTTCTCTAGCTTGTTGGTAAAAGACATTAAGGTTTTCCGGTGTTAGCACAGAGAAAAAATCTAAAGCATCTTCACCTTTCTCACCTTTTTCTCCTTTCTCACCTCTAATGAAGTTCAAAAAATCTTCTATTGTGCCACTATGTCCGGCTTCCAGCCAAATTTCATAGGCTGACTTCCCGTTCATACCTCTTTCACCTGTCTCTCCTCTTTCACCCTGTTCTCCTTTCTCTCCACGAAAAATTTCACCAGGTAAAATACTGACTTGTAATTCAATCTCGTTTTTACTGATTTCTAAATTCAATTTACTCATTTAAATCTCCTGAATCGTTAAAATAGTTTCTTTAAAAAGTTATTCCGTAATATCAGGTTCAATGGTTATTTTGCCTGCAAATAAGGTTCGCACACACCCTGCTTTTCGCATCTGACAGTCATAACGCCAACGTACCGCTTTAACATTTTTTGTTAAGTTATGGCTGAATATCAGTTGCATTGTAAAATCATCAAGCACCAAAATTGAACCTGATTCATTGGATAATGTCAGCGTTTCATTTCCGACGTTACTTTTCAGCGTCATTTTTAATTCAGCCTCTTGCAAACTAAAATTAGGTAAGGCTTCAATTCGTACAGTGAAAATCGTGTCATCACCTCGATAAATTTTAAGATCTTTAATATCCATAAGTTCTCCTAATAAAAAACCCAGCCTAATGACTGGGTTTTGCTTTAATTTGATTTTCCACAATCTATGCCACAATCTGATTGGTAGATTTTAAATGCTGATAAATGCGAACAAGCATAATTTCGTTCGGTGTTTTGCCTACATCCTCCTCTGTGAGTGGTTTTTCCATCAGCATTTTTGCCGCCTCCGGATCGATATATTTATATTCGCTAATCATCGGCACAAAGTCGATGAGTTCTCCTTCACTGTCTTCGCCAAAGCCAAGCACATATTTGGCATTAATAGCGCCATCATCTGAGGTGGAATAGTTGGCGATAGCTGAATAAACGGGTTTTAAGATTTTATTAAATGTTGTCATTGTGTTTTCCTTTATTAAGATGAAAAAATTAGATCATTGTCAGAAGTCAAGAAAAAAGTTAGTTGCTTTTCGAAACGAGAAGATTTAATTGTGAAAGTCTCATCGTATCCTCATTTGGCGGATTATAAGGATCAGGATAAACAAAATTATTTCTTGTGTTCTTTACTAAAAAAGTAATATGTGTAGTCGTATTCGGTGGAATGCTTAAACTTGCAGTATATACCAAAGATTCTGGCACTATTTCATAGGTGGCACTAGCTATATTTCTTCTAAAAAAACCTACATTGAAATTAGCAAACAATTTACCATTATTAAAAAACTGTATTGTTGTATAACCATATATAGTTGATCCACTTGTATTCTTTTTACTAGCTGTAATAGAAAAAGGGATAACTACAAGCGTTCTATGAAATGGTGAAGCTGGCAAAAAAATACCTTCTTTCGGAAGCTTATACAACCGTACCACATCCCCGATAATATTCTCAGCTCGTACCGTGACCCCTTCAATCGTTGCGCCACGAATTATGCCACCATTAATGGTGGTACCATTTATCGTGGTGCCGTTGATGGTGCCGCCTTGAATGGTGTTTCCCTCTATGCGTGTGCCGGTTATTGTGCCGGCGGTCACTTTGCCCAAATTCGCACTAATCGAAGATAAATTGGTTACTTTCAATTTATCGGCAGAAATAGTTTTTGCGGCAATATGGTTTGAGGTGATGGCGTTTGCCGCAATCTTACTGGCATTGACCGCACCAGCTGTGATTTTCTCCGTGGTGACCGAGTTGGCTGCCAACTTCTCCGCAATCACTGTGCCAGTTTTAATCGAACCGCCGTGGATCACGGTCACACCGGTCGGGCGCCAAGGGCTAGGTGCGCGTGTATATTGCGTACACTCTTCCAGCATCGGGCGGCGTAACACGGTGAACGTGTTGTCCACATTGGCTTTTTTATGCTGATCGAAAATACAGCGTGCCGTGCCGCTGGCAGTCACTTGAAATTTCATCCAAATGCGGGTGGTGTCTTGTAAGCCGTTGGTATAACTGGACGTTGACGTGTCGCCAACACCGGCACCGCTATAACTCCGGCTGACATTGGCAATCTTCAGTCCGTTTTGAAGCTCAATGTTCACACTCACATAGCCACGGTGAGCCGCCACAAAGCCGGATAACAGATACCAGTTGCCGGCAACCAATTTGATATCTTGATAAATGCCACCAAAGCGTTGTTCCGGCAAAGTGGCACTCTTCATTGAGGGTTGCCAACGGTATTGATTTTCACCGGCGAGATACTCTTTGCCTTGCCAGTTGCCTTCGCTGTTGTTGTTAATATTGATGCCGCTGTTGGCATTGACCACATTCGTGTTTTGATATAACGACCAGCCGTCCGCATTGTTGGCAAAAATCGGGTTATAGAGCAGATTACCGCCTAAGCCAATCGCCAATTTGTCCGCTGTCAATTCGCCGGCGGCAATGTGTGTTCCACGAATCGCGCCTGCTTGAATGCTGCCGGTGGTCACGCTGTTGGCTGCCAGTTTATCTGCAGTAATGGCATTCGCTCTTAATTGCTGTGTGCCGACTGCTGCCGTCTGTAGATGGTTGGTGCCAATGCTGTTGCTAGCGATTTGGCTGGCACTGAGGGTGCCGCTTAATTGTTGTGTGGGAATGCGTGCGAGTTTCTCCGCCGGAATAACGCCATTGATTTGATCCGGCGTGATGTTGTCAATCTCCATCGTGGCGTAACGCTGCCCATTCCAAGTGTAAAAACGTTTATCCGCTAAATTGTAGATCAGGTTAACCTGTTGAAACTGCGCCACATTGCCGAGCGTTTCCACCACTTTCACCGCTTCCAAACCTCGTGCGGCAAAGCCGGTGTCGATCACCTCATTGACAACGTTTTCGCTTAGCTCCTGTTGCAATTCGTTCAAGGCTTTTTCAATGTCGGCACTGGTTTCGCCGCGCAAGCCTTGCATTTGGTACAGCGGCCCCACATTTTGTCCACGTGTATGACACAGCCAATAATAGTAGACACTGTTCGGTGCAACGGTGTGCGCATACATTCGGTTGTCACTCACTTTCACTAAGCGTTTTGCCGCCATCCAGTCGTCTTCGGTCGCAAAATAAATTTCTGTTTGCGTGAACTCATCCACATAATCCCACTCAATCAGAATGTTTTCAATGCCACCACTGACCACAACACCGGTCGGAATCGGTGGCCGGTCAATGGTAAAGGTTTTTGTCTTTTCACTTAATACTCGACCTTTATCATCTTTGGCAATGATAACCACGCTATAATTGCCATTCGGCAGATTATCTAATTTCACTTCTGCCGTTTTCTGCCCGATATAGCTTTGATAGAGTTTTTCGCCTTGATAAATCAAAATATCATAGCGTGTGATGATCGCATTGCCGGCGGTCACTTCCGCATTGATCACCGCGCCTGTGCCACTAGCAGTGTTAATCACCACATCAGTTAGTTGCGGCGCAGAATATAATGTTTTCGACACCGCTTCAAAATGCGCACCGTTATCGACAATCGCCTCTTTTTGGGGTTCGTGTTGCAAGGCAGTAATGGTGTAGCTGCCGTTTTCATTTTCGCTAATCGACACCGCGCGATACAATCCGCCACGCACCGCCGAGGTCGCCAACGACCACACGCCAAATTCGGTTAAGCCGGTTGGGGTGCTATCTAAGGTGATAATGCTGCCATTAACGGCTTGAATTTTGATAGTCTGCTGTTTCGCTTCGGCATTAATATAGCTGAAATAACTTGCGCCGTTTACGTCAATTTCCCGATCTAACGTCACTTCACGCCCTTTCACAGCCAACACACGTCCGCCGATATTGGTGCCGGCGTAATGATTGTCGGCAACGCGGATAATGTCACCCGGCAAGTGCATTAAGCCTTCACGCCCGACAGAAAAAGTGATGGTTTCTTTTTCCAGCTTTTCTGTTTCTAAAATCCAACGCCCTAAGCGGTAGGATTGCCCACGCGAGGTGCAACCAAAGGCAGTCACCTTTTTCACGTTCGCACCGTAACGTTTCACCGCCTCATCGTCCGACACATACTCAATTTTTTTCTCGTAAAAATCGTTTTTATCGAGATATTCCACGTGGATAATGTTATGCCGTGCTTTTAACGCGGAGTAGCTGCGATCAAATTCACCGTTGACCACATTAGCATTGGTGTAAGTCCATACTGGGTCGGCTGGTCGGTCTTGAATGGCAGTCAGTTGCTGTCCGTTCCACACCGGCATCGCCCGGAAAATGGAAGCGAGATCGTTGATTAAATCATAAGCTTGTCGCTGTTCTGTCAGCCAACAGTTGCAGGTCATTCGTGGCTCTGTGCCGCCGAAGCCGTCCGGCACCAACACATCGCAATATTGCGCAATCGCATACAACGCCCATTTATCCACGTTAAAATCGCCTAAGCGTTGCCCCATTCCGTAGCGTTTGTTGGTTAAGAGATCGTAAAAAATCCACGCCGGGTTATTCGTCCACGCCACCTTAAAACGCCCATCCCATAAACCACTGTAACTGCGGGCAATCGGGTCATAATTGCTTGGCACTTTCACTTTAATGCCACGCACCAAGTAATTACGCTGAGGAATGTTGGAAAAATATTCCGAATCAAACATAATGCCGGCAAGTGCGGTATTCGGATAGGCAAATTCGGTATCGATAATTTCGGTGTAGCTTGACCAAATTGTCGCATTCTGTAACCGCTGTTTTTCGCTGTCGGCAGTTAATCGCTCCACTTTGATTTGAAACGGCACTTCTGGCAGATTGTCGATCACCATTTGACGTAAATATTGGCTGCTGTATTTGCCGTTAAAATTGACCGGATATTGCTGATGGCCAACCGTGACCACTAAATCCACTCTCGCCGCCACGGTGTCGCCGTTATCTTTTTGTTGAAACAAGCTGCGTACACCAAGCGTTAAACGCAACCTTGTGACTTTGGCATCGGTCACCGTGCGAGTCAGTGCGGTCGTTTGCTTCACTTCAGCACCAACCCCAATTTCACGTTCTGAGGTGTTGAAACCTCGCATAATCGCTTGATCTTGCGAACCTATTGTGCCTTGCAACTCCATATTTTTAAAGTTGTAACTGCCATTAGCGTTCTGTATCGGCGTTTTATCTAGATAGATCGATTTGACATTGTCTTTTAAGCCTTGAATTTCTCCTTCGGAAATCACTTCAACAATTTTAATTCGTTGTTTTGAGCGTCCACTTTCCGGCGCTTCATACGGCGTATGTCCGCCACCACCACCTTTACCCATATTATTTATCCTTTTCTAAACAGGCCTTTCTTCGGTTCGGTTTTCTTTTTCATCTCTTCATCCACATTGTAGGTTTCAATCCCCTGTGAAATGATGAGTGAGCCGGTTAAAATTTCCCCATAAGCTAACGGCACCGGTCGCCCTTGTGCCGACAAGTTACCAAGGTTACTGAACGATGTAGATTGTTTTTTCTCCTGCTCCGTGCCTACACTTCCCATTTTGGGTTGTGGTGATAAAAGTTGAGTTACCCCACTTAGAATCATTGAGGCTCCAGCCATAAATGCCATTGTTGCACCAGTGTACCCTGCCGCACCAAGATACGCCCAACCTGCTGCTCCACCGGCATACCAAGAGGCGGCAATTAACACCGCACCTACCACAATATTAAAAATACCGCCATTTTTTGCCCCTTTAATCACCGGCGTGAGATGCACCACGGCGTTATCGTTTAATTTGTAGAGAATATCTTTCTCCAGTGATGTGGCAGTAACGAGATGTTCGTCAATCCGCACTTTGTAATAACCTTGCTGTAAGGCTTGTCGAAAGCCGACCAATTGACAGCATAAAGCACGAATCGCTTCCGCCGTATCATCCACTGCTAAATCAAAGGCAGTGCCAAATCGTTTAAGATTGCCGTAAAGTTTAATTGTTGCCATTGTTGGTATCTCCAAATACTATGCGTGTGTTTCAACCAATAACCATCATATAAATCTCGTTTTGATAATCGCTTAGGAGAGTGATGTAATACCCAGTTATCCCCTAAATAGATTGCAGCGTGATTAGGTACATCAGCCCCTACTTGTATTAAAATAACATCGCCACGTTGTACTACATCCACCTGTTCAAAACCGTGTTTTTCCATATTATCTAGATACAAATTAGCCCCTTCATTCCACCACTCATCAGCACGTTTAAAATCGGGAAAATCCACACCAGATAACATATAGGCATCACGAAACAGGCTATAGCAATCACTTTCCCCGTGAACAAATTCACGCCCTAACAATGGCTTGATATAACGAAATTTATGCACGTTATCATCACAAACCAACCACCAATCCAAACCGGACTGTAGCTGCATTTGTCGGTCAGCAGTGGATAAAACCGGCGCACCGTTCGGATGAGAGTGCACAATGGCAACAATGCCGTCATAATGATTGGCATTGATATAATCTTCTGCGGCAATCTCGAAAAAGTTTTCCGGATCGTCCGCCACATTGCGACAAGGCAAAAAGCGTTGTTGCTTGCCCTCAAAAACGACAAAACCGCACATTTCGTGCGGTTGTTGTTGCTTTGCGTGCTTAATAATATCTTGTTCTAACGTCATGTACTTACCCTATTTTATTCACTGACGGAAAACCACCAAAATTCAGGGTATTATTCCGCATTTTGCAGCCGGTTAAACAACGGCTGCATTTATCTTTTTTCGGATCACCGGTCGGCATATCCTTTTCATCCGCCACCGGCGCACCGTTATAACCGCACTCACTGGAACGATAAATCCACGCGCAGGTGTCTGCCATCATCATTCTCGCTGGCAGATAAGCATTGTCGGTTTCGGTCGGCAACGCTAGCGTAAAGGTGGCAACATCCTGTTTTAAACTGCTTAACTGTTCAATGATATAAAGGCTGACCAGTTCTTGTGTTGGATCCGCCTGAGGATTGCCCTCACGAAAATTGACGGCATCAAGATAATGCAGATAGACTTGTCGTCGCCGCACCACTGCCCCTACCGCTTCATTAAAATCTACGGCAATGCCGGTGATTAATCCTAACAGATTGGAAACAGTTAAGGTCGGGCGATTGCTCGGTCCATTGCCGTTTAACTCAAAACCGCCGGCTTTGATCGGATAGGCTTTATAAGTTTGCCCTTGCCACACAATATCTTGATAACGCTCATTTGTGCCGGCATAGAAGCGATAAATTTCGCCTTGTTCACCTTGTCGGTTCTGCAAACTGCGCATATCCACTTCGTACAGCTCAATCAAGGCATTTTGTTCAATTTTGCTTAATTCAAGCTTAAATGCATTGCTCATTGTTTGTGGCATTATGGCACTTCCTCAAATTCACAACTAAATTCACTATAGGTTTGGTTCATTTCAATGCGCCACTGACCGCACACTACTTTTTTACGACTTTTTGTGAACGGGTCATTAAAATAAAAAGGCTCAACGCCACCGTGTTGAGCCAAGAACGCATCCACTGCCAAACGGTCCTTGTTTTTCACTTTTACCGTAACCGGATAACGCCGCAGCAAGCTATTTATGCCAACTTTGGCACGCTGGGCATAACCATCGCCAAACTGCACCACATTACGGCGTGGTTCATTTTCAATTGTGAGCTTTGGCCGCACACACCATTTAAACGTTTCCATTAGGCAAAGGCTCCTCCGGCTCTAAAATTGGTTTGTAACATATTGTTTGCTTCCTGTTTAGCAATTTGCCGCATTAACTCCACCGTCACCTGCAGCTGATCGCCTTGCTGTTTTTGTGTTACTTTGGCATCTACTGGCTCACCGTTGTTGATCACTTTGATGCTGACATTGGCATTTTGTGTTTTGGCTTTCACCATTGGCACTTTCGGCACGGCCACACCGCCACCGTTGGCAAAGCCTCGTCGGGTACCGTAGTTTAAGAAGTTAAGGTAATCCACCCCCAATCTTGATGTCGCTTCTTTGGTAATGACGTATTCACCTTTATGCACGATACCCGCAGGCGTATATTTACCGCCATCGCCAGTATAACCACCGCTAGCGAAGCCTACACTTGAGATTTTGCTAATTAATCCCATTCCTTGACCAATCAACGCCATACTTTTTCCAATTCGTTCAGCGTAGGTCATACTGTCCCAGTCATTCATCACTTTTGTGGCGGCACTATAAATGTTCACCATACCTTCGGCAATCGCAAAGGCTTTTGCAGTCGCAAACATTGCTTTATACGCCGAAGATTGCCGTCCTGCCGATTGTTCCACCATTGATGCCATTTGTTCAAATCCAGAACTTAAAGATGATAGCCCTTCTGCATAAGCGGCTAAATCTTTTTGTTGCTGGTCTGATTTATAACGATCAATTATTTGTTTCTTACGCTGCTGAAACTCCTCTTCGGTCATCAGCTTCTGTTCGTTAAATGCTTGAAGTAAAGCTAATTCCTGAGCTTGCTGATTTTGTATAGCTTGATTAGGATCGTAAATGGCTCGCAGTTGATCTAATGGTGTAACAGCATTTTGTGCCACATTTTGCGCGTACTCAAATTGCAATTTCATTGCGGCTTGTTTGGCTTCATCAATGGTCAACTGGTTTGCTGCTTGCAATTCTTTAACGGCAGCCAACTCTTTATCCAAGTTATGCGCAGCTAATTTATTCGGTGCGTATTTTCCCGTAAGTTCTAATCGTTGTTGATTAAAACGTTGAGTAATCGCCAATTTTGCTGCTTCATATTCTTGATGTTTAACGACGCCTTTTTTATTGTACTCTTCTAAACGGCGGAACATTTGGGCTTGCTCTAGGTCAATTTCGCCTAGGGTAGATGTGCTTTTTTGTCGCACTTCATCGTAGAAATTGAGCCAATTTTGACGCGCGTTTTCGCCACCTTTTCCTTTTTTATGATTAAGCTCAATGTTTTTTTTTAGCTTCGTTTTTTTCTCATCTTGTTGAAAAAGTGCTTCCAATTGTTCTTTCGCTGCAAAGATTTTCTGCAAATCTTCTAACGACATATCAATGGTTTTACTCGCAGCTTCTGCTGAAGCGTATTCCCCTTTCGCAATTGCCGCAAGCACATTAGCATAATCTGCTCCTTCCACAGAAAGCACTTTATACAGCCCCGATAAAATAAAGGCAGCTTTTGCGTTCCCTTTACTTTCTAAGGTAAGCACATTCACTTCTTCCGTTAAGGATTTAGTTTGCTTTTCAATATCCTGCTGTGCTTTCTCCCAATCATTCAATTTTAATTTATGTTGGGCAAGGCTATTATTTGCCTGCTCAACCTTTTCATTGAGTTTATCTTGTAATTGGGCTTGCAGTGATGTTTGATCGTTTAATTTCGCCGTTTCTGTTTCTAACTGTGCCTTAATGCGAATAGCTCTTTCTTCCGCTTTCGCCATATCTTCCACGGAACGCTTCAAATATTGAATATGCTTATTGCCATAATGATCTTTCCATTCAATTTTTTGTACTGCATTTGTTGCAGCATTTTGGAAAGTTTTATATTGCTGTTCTAATTCTTGAACCTTTTTCTTTTGTTCTTCAATACTGTATTTGGCATCAAGCAACTTATCTTTTAATTGAGCAACGGTAAATTTATCAAGGTTCTGCTTAATATTATCCACCGAGTTTGCAAAATCATTAGATTTATTCGCTGCATCACTTGCACTGTTTCCCCAATCTAGCAAAAATGGAATTGCGGCTGAAATTGCCAATGTTGCCACGCCTAACGGTCCACCAAGTGCCGCCATTGCCATTCCTAATGTGCTTGCCGATTTTTTAGCGACATTTAATTGATTGATTGCAGCCGTTTGGGCTTTAATTAATGCCGTTTCTCTTGCAGTTTGAACCCCAAGTTCTTTGCTTAAAAGTAACCTAGCTTGCTCTGTTTTGGCTAAATTCAGCTGAGCTTGTAATTGTGCGATATAGGCTTGCGTCGCCTGTAAATCCGCAGTAATTTTTGCTTTTTCTGCAAGGGTTGCTTGTACGGTTGCTTTTGACTCTTGCATTGTTGCACTTGCGGATAAATAGGCATCTTTCGCTTTTTTACTAAATTTAATCCCCGCGACTGCCGCTCCTAAACTTAATGTTAACGGTGCTAATGTGCCGATATTATTGGCAACAACATTAATTCCTTCAGCAAATAATTTACTTGTAGCTAGGGCTTTATCTGTTTCTCCTAGCCACTTTTCAGTTGCAGTAGAAAGATTTTGGAATGCTCCACTTAATGTTGTTGTCGTTTTTTTATGTAATTCATCAACGCTACCTTGGGCTTTTTTCAAACCCTCAACCATTTTATCGGCTGTCATCTCGCCTTTATCTACCATTGCTTTAAGCTGGGCGGTTGTGATCCCCAAACCTTTCGCAATCGCCTGAATAACCGTTGGCGTTTGTGTCATCAATGAATTGAATTCTTGTGCTTTCAATTTGCCCATCAATAAAGATTGCCCAAATTGAATTAACGCATTAGAAGCCGTGGCAGAATTAGCCCCCGAAATGGCTACGGATTTTGCCACTGTTTCAGTAAGTGCAGCAACATCAGATAGATCTAACCCCAATTGCTGTGCATTTTGGGCAAAAGTTTGATAAACCGATGATGTCGCTTGGGTAGATTGTGCGGTTTTGAGCGAAATGTCATAGACATCTTGCATCGCTTTAATCCGTTCACGTTCGCTTTCCGTGACAAGATTTATTTTATTACTTAATTCCGTGTAGTTATCCAGGCTCCCAATAATCTGTTTTGGGTTTGGCAACACAAAACTAAGTACTTTTAACTTATTAAGTTTATCAGCAAAATCCAAACTTTTATTTGTTGCTATCGCTGCATTTTCAATATTTTTTAAATATGTATTTGTTCTTTCAGCAAACTGCTTTGCGTGCCGTTGTGCCTTTGTCAGACCATCTTGAAATTTAACTTGATCTAACGCCAACTGAATATTTAATTGCCCAAGCGAACCCGACATCTTATTTTCTCCCATAAAAAAAAGCCCGCCGTAGCGAGCTTATGTCAATCAACGGATTATTCAATATCGACCAAATAATCGATTTATTTTTTCTTCTTTGGTTAGTGTTGGATCACGTAAAATCTTAATAATCCAAATAATACATAATATTAAGGGAATACCCGGTAAAATTAGCGCATATAGCAGACCACGATAATATTCATCACTTAATGGGATTAAGTCGATCAATTTCACACCATAATGGACATAAACGAAACCAACAACAGCAAGCAGAATAAACGCAAATATTCGCTTAAAACCTATCATTGCTAATATAAAAACAGTACCAAATTCATTCATCGCTTACCTCCAAAATTTATAGGTGCAAACTCAATCTACCAAATCCCCACTGGCAGTCAAATTATTTCAATAAAAATCTTTGCCCCAATATTGAGAATAACGTTTATCTTCCCTATCAAAAAACGCTTTTTTACTCAATTTCCAATGCAACAACAGCAATACCATAAACAGTGCTAGCAGTGTAATAATCATCGTTTTCCAAGAGAAAAAGCTAAAGGCTGCCAATAACACTAATAATAAGGAAAAGAGAGAAAACACTGTGATATAAACTTTTGCTCCCCAAATTAGACTACTTGTAATAAAACTATATGAGCCTTTCATTTTTTCATCCTCCATATTAAGACTTTACTAAATCCCCACGGGCAGTCAAGCTATTTCAATAAAGAAATCAATAAACTTTTTCCTGCTAATTTGATTGCCTCAAAGGATAAATCAATCCCTTTGGTTTTAATGATTTGTTTAATTTTATTCCACGCGGTATCGCTTCGGATTTTGTCAAGAAATTCGTGTCCTTGCCACGTTAAATTTATCGCCACAAAATCCGCATCGCCCATTGTAGAATTATCTTCAATGCAAATCAGTTCAGCCTGTGCCAACAGTTGATAATGATATGCCACTACATCAGGCGGAAAGCCTTTTATACTCTCACTATCCAACGGCGTATCATCAACCTTTTGCTCAAGTTTGAACAAAATTTTGCGGATAAGCTCCCAATTTCGTTTCATTTGGTTCTCCTGTAACCGCACTTAAACTAAAGTGCGGTCGGTTTTTATTGAATTTTTAGAAGTTGTTTAATCTCTTCGGCTGTGGTTGTTCGTCAAGCAGGCTTAGCATTCCTTTGATGAACATAATGCGTTCG